TGACATCTTCTTCAAAGCCTTTGATGACCAAATCTGATTGTGCTGATGCAATGGAAAGTGTCACGGTGCCTGAAGTTCCGCCACCTGATAAGCCTGTTCCTGCTGTTACGCCTTCAATGTCTCCTGATGCCGGTGTTGCAAACTGTAAGAATAGAGCTGCACTTGCACTTGTGAAGTAAAGAATGCCGCCTTGATTTTGAGCAAGAACGAGTGAACCTGATGTTGAAACTGTTGCTGTTCCTGCTGTTACGGTGCAGACACCTGCTCCAAGATTGACTATTGTTACCGTGTCACCTGCTGCAAATAAACCTGTGTTGACGGTGATTGTCGTTGCACCTGCATTTGTCATTGAGATTGCAGTACCGCCATCGGCTGCAACAAGAACATAAGAAGCAACCTTCGCACTTGCAGCGCCACCACTCATCGCAGTCTGTTGCAGCGATGTCATTTGCGCTGCGGTCAAAACTTGACCTGTGGTGAATGTTTGTTTTGCCATCATTGCTCCTTAATCAGTAGGAAAGCACAGAGTTTGCGCCATCCAAAGTTCCTTGTGTTGTCGAATCTAAAATGAATGCCTGAATTATAGGCTCTGCTGTGAAAAATTTTGTTGTCCAAGTGTTGGTAGTGATGTCTTGTTGGATTCCCTGTACGAATAGTTCAAGGGTAACACTTCCCGACCCTGGAGTTGCTTTGGTGATATTCGTCAGGTCGAAGATGTCTAAACTCAGACCTGCAACGATGCGAGCCGTCTCGGTGTCATCTGCCAAGTTCAGGCCGATAGAGTCAATGCGAAAGATGGCATCTTTTCGTGATTGAAGGATCATCGTTGCCTGATCTAAAGACTCGGCATCGGTTTGAACGAGTAATCCTTCGCGCTTTCCTGAGTGGATAAAGTAGGTTTCGATGCTGCTTGTATCCTGCACATTCTGCGCTGTACCGCCTTCGCGGTTGACGGTCACATCGTTAAAGATGAGGGTGTCGTCATAGGCAAAGTCAATGGCCTGATATGAGATTCCTGTGCCGTCATCTGCAAAGTTTGTTGCCGTTCCATCTGCCTTTTGAGCCAGGGTATCGCGTGAGAGGAATATGGCGTTGCCTTCAGGGTCAATATAGAAGCCGCCGAATTCGCTGTTTTCTATTGTCTGCAATGCAGAGAGAAGGTCGCGTTCGCTTCCTGGGTCTGCCTGAACGGTGCTGTCGCCTGTATCTATCTCACGCATTGAAGTTGGAAAGTTAGGAACATCAAGCAGGTTATTCATTCGCGCACCTGTTGTCTGCCCTGCCGAAGTTCCTGCAACCGTTGAAATGGCAACATTGGAGAAAAGGCGGAATGCATCCACGCATTGCAATGTCACACTTGAGATTGATTCAAGTCCAAGTTGGAAGTTTGTGTCGTAGCTCGTGATATACCCTGAGTAAAGGTAGTACCGAACTGAATTGTAATCTGCGTATATTCGGATTTTGCGAAGTGGAACAAGTTTTCCATAATAGGGCGATGCCGTGTTGCTGGGCACCCAATCCCCGTTGGTATCTTCAAGAACAACTGTGGCACTTCCTGCCTCGAACTTATTGAGGATTCTGTTTCTGCCTCTGCGAATGGATGCGCGAAGGGTGATGTCTGAAACATCAACGATGTCTGAAGCCGTATCTGCCAAAATGCCTACGCCAAGCGGCGTTGAAGCATCTCCAAGAATAAGAGGGTTGCCGAAGGCAGGGCCATTGGCAAAGTCAACTGAAACGCCAAGCGTTGGCATTGCCATTAGATGGCTACCGCCGACTTTGTAATCACTTGGCCGTTATTTTGAGCCTGAAGGAGTGCGTTGCGAATACTTGAAACAAGGTCTGCCTCTGCAATCACCGATCCTGCATTGGTGATGTTGATGGTGATTCCGCCACCAAATCCGCCACCGCGTGAGAGTGGTATTACCGCTTCAGGGCCGGCTTCACCGATCAATGCCATTGTTGGTGATGTGACGATTCCGCCACTTGCAAGAGCGATCATATCGCCACCAGGTGGATTGACTTTAACTCCGTCTGAACCACCAGTTGCTGCTGCGCCGCCATTTATTTCAGCAAGAACCGCAGCCCTTTCAGCAGCAGTCAAACCTGCAAGTGCCTCGGCTGCTGCTTTTGCTGCTTCTGCTGCCTCAATAATTGCTGCTGCTTCTTCGGCTGCTGCTATTGCTGCCGCCGATGCTGCCGATGCGACTGCTGCCGATGCTGCAATGGATGCGTTTGCTGCATCTGTTGCAGCATTTGCTGCCGCCGATGCTGCCTCTGCCCCTGCAACTGCCTTTGCCGTTTGTTCAAATGCGGCAACGGCTGCGGCATTGGCTGCTGCCGATTTTGTAACTGCTGTGTCAAGTTGTGTGATGTAAGCGGTCAGAGCTGAGTTGGCTTTGTTCCAACCTGCCTCTGCTGCCTCTGCTGGCGTGATGAGACTACCTGAATATGAAACAGGCGCTCCGATTTCCTTTGTATAAGCAAGAACTTCCTTTGTTGTCAGACCCCAAGCATCTTTTAATTTTTGGATCTCTTCATCTGAAAGAGTGAAATCGTCTAATTTTCCAACAAAGTCTGCATATTGGAATACTTCTTTGTAAGTTAAGTTCCACTTGTCTTGAAGTTTCTTGATTTCTTCATCGCTGAGTTTGCCATCGTTGAGTGCTGCGTAGAAATCAAGATATTTCTGTGCTGCCTCTTTAGAGATGCCCCATGCTGCTGCTAAGAGTGCAACCTCAGAATCATCAATCTTTTGGTCTTTGACAATCAACAGAGCTGCAAGATAGTTGGTGACTGCCGGAACTGTCATTCCCCACTTGGCTGCAAGTATGCCGATTTCATCGGCGCTAATCTTGTTGTCTGCAAGGGCGATGAGAATGTCTGCATACTTTTGTGCATTCTGATTGACCTTCATCTGCGCCTCGGCAGACTTCATCAAGGCTTCAACCTTCTTCAATTCTTCAAGGTTGCCTTGCTTGACAAGATTCAGGCGTGCTGCTTCAAGTTGAACTGGATCGGTGTCTGAAACACTCTTGATGCCAAATACATCCAAGCCTGCCTTCTTGATGGCGGCACGCATCTCTGCTGCCTTCTTCTCAGCAGCAGTGAGTTCCTTTGTGACCTTTGTGTTGGTCGTAATGATTTTGTTGTTCTTGATGTTTGCTGCTGCAACCTGACCTGCGACTGTTGCAAGTTCATTCAAGTGTGAATTGTAAATCTTGGTAGATGCTGAGCCTTTGTCGGTCGCTGCTGTAAGTTTATTAATTGCTATGTAAGCCGCACCTGCTGCTACTGCAAATGATCCAATGGCCGCAGCTGCTGCGATTGCCGAAGCACCGCCTGTGGCGAACGCGGTTGCTGTGCCGGCGACTGTTGCTGCTGCTGCCTGAGCTGCAAAGGCTGTTCTTAATACTCCAAGCGCTGTTGCGATTGCGTAGATCCCGGTGGCTACCTTTGTTCCGATAAAGATTGCTGCAAATGCTTTGACCAAGCCGATGTTGTCAGAGATAACTTTGAAGAAGCCGACCATTGCCTTTGCAACGGTTATCAGAGTTGTTCCTACATCTTTAAGTCCTTGTGCGAGTTGATCTTTGTTTGTGTCAACCCATTCCTGGAGTGCTGGTAGCACATTCAATGAAATGTATTCTGCAAATTCTTGAATGACAGGCAAAAGTGCATAGCCTAAAGTTTCGAGTATCTCTCCATAGGCAATTTGTAACTTTCTAAGTCTGCCTTCGAGAGTGTCTGCTGCGGTTAAGGCTTGCCCACCGTATGCCTTTGTTACCTGGTCTATTGCGCCTTTGAAGTCTTTATTCTTGACAGTTGTTTTGTCGATGCTCACGCCGAGTTTTGTCAGCGCTCCAATGTTTCCGTTATATGCCTTTGCAATTGCTAAAGAAACGGTTTGCAAGTCTTTTGTTGTACCGGCGGCTGTATCTAACGCAACATTTTGAAGCGCCTGAGCCTGTGTCAAATCTCCGGTTACGTTTGTGAGTGTAATTAAACTTTGACGAAGTTCTGTGTCCGATACTCCGACCAGCATTTGTTGCGCTGTTATATAATCTTCGACAGATTTAATTGCATCGTCGGTTGCGCCTACTGTGTTGCGTAGTGAGTTTGCAAGAAGCGCCTGTGACTTCTGATCTTCTATTGCTGCCTTTACTGCGTCGACTCCGACTTTGGCTGCGAATGCTGCGCTTGCCACAGCTGCTACGGTAAATGCTTTGCCGACTTTGCCTGCAAACTTGTCGAAGTCTTTGCCCAGTCGCATGATGTCGCGACGTGCTGCCTTGCTTCCCTTGTCGGAGTATTGGGTAATAATCCGGGCTATTACTGCGCCTGTTGCCACGTGATTATCCCTTCTCTTTGTTCATATTGAGTTGAAGAATCTTCTTTGCATCGTCCATCGCTTTGCGAACGTTGGCTCTGATTTTATCTGCGTCCTTATCTACAACGGCCCAAATGCCACGCGATGCGCCTTTGAATCTTTCGTTGAGAACGCCGATCATGTTGCGTCCTGTTCCTGATCCGCCGCTACGTCGTCCTGCTACTTCCCAGATTGCACCGGCTGCTGATTTTTGTAGAAGCGCTCCGGCGCTGGTGGTGTAATCGGATCTAACTTTGCCTTCGGTTCTGGTTTTCTTGATGCCCTGGCGGATTACTGTTGGCTCCCAGGCTGGCCATCCTGCGCCGCCTCTGGTTTTGCCCTTTGCCGCTGGAACTGTGCGCCATCCACTCATCGGTGGTTCATCTTTAATTTTGGCCCTGGCTGCGCCTTCGGCAAGACTCAGCTCGTCGTTGATAACTTTATTCAGCCGACGAGCTGCGTCCTTGTCGAAAGTTTTGAGCGAGTTGATGGTTTCTTTGATGCCGGATATAACAACGCTATCTTCGGCCATTTATTTATTCCTCTTCGCTCGTTCTTTCAGGTAGATCACGATCGCTTCAAAAATGCCATCTGGTGCATCTAGTAAAGTAATTGGATCTAATCCTGTCTCCACAGAAACTGCTGCTATTTGATAGGTCAGGCTGTTTCTGTGGATTCGGAATTTGGGTCTGTCTCCAGCGATACTGTTTCTAATGTATCAAGAAAATCAGGCCCGAAGGGTTTTACCACTTTGCCGTTTGTCCGAAGTGCAAGCCAACCTAAATAATAGATGTGCTCTAACTTCTGATCTTCGCCGATAAGTTTGGCAAGTCCTTTTCCGTACTTTTGTTCAAAGTCAACGATGATTCTTGGTCGTAATGAATAGGTTCCTTCTGAGCCATCTGTTGTTTTTACTTTGACATATAATCCGTCCATTTGTTCCCCCTTATTACTTTAGGTTGTTGTCTTTGTTATTGCACCGCTGATCGGCCATGAGACCGAAGCAGTTGCCAGCTCACCGACGGATCCATTTAGAGGAGTCCATTCGGCAATAATCGCAGAGAATGAGTATTGCGGATTTCCCGCAGTTGTTGTTCCGTTAACAGGCTTAGTTGCAATTGTGACTGCTGTTCCAAGTGTTGGATAAATTGTTTGCTCCACACTTGAAGTTGCATAGTCCTGGTGAAATTCTAAGCTCACAGAATTATCTACAAGACCGGCCACACGTGTTTTTGCTGTTTGGCCGAATGCAGTTGTCTCGACAATGTCATAGGCACTATTAATCGTGATTGAACTAATATGATCACTCAGATCGGTGCTTCCAAATAAAACGTATGCGTTATTTAATACGATTCTTGCCATTATGCGACCGCCTTTGTAATTGCTCCAGTTACTGGCCATGACACACTTGCAGTGGCTAATTCACCAACGGATCCATTTAGAGGAGTCCATTCGGCAATAACCGCGCTGCATGTATATGACGGATTGAATGCGCTTGTTGATGAACCATTTGGCTTAACAATCACTGTTGCTACTGTTCCTAGCAATGGATAAATTGTTTGCTCAACTTCGCCTGTTGCGTAGTCTTGATGAAATTCTAGTGAAATTGAATTGTCTGCCAATCCTGCAAGGCGAGTTTTTGCTGCCGTTGATGAGAATGCAGTTGTTTCGACGACGTCGAATGTCGAGTTAAGTGTTACTGATGCGACCAAATCGCTCAGATCCACTCCACCGACGGATATGAATGCGTTAGTTAGGACTAAGCGTGCCATTATGCGGTCGCTCCTTCTTTGGTTTCTGGTTTAATGGATTGTACTACTTTTGTTTCTTGATTTACTGCTGTTGTTGCTTTGATGTGGTTTCCAGCAATCAGAGTTTCTGCGCTGACACCTGCATCTTGCAATTCTGCTTCTGTAAGTGAGTCGCCTTTGGTTTTTCCGCAGACGGTTTTACTTGAGATGATTGTGTATGACATTGGTTCTCCTTATCCCCAAATCGTTAGGCGGTATCGGTAAGAAAGGAACAGATTTCCTTGTGATTCATATTGACCTGATTCGGCCGATGTAACTCGCAAGGTATTTACTGTTCCGCCAAGCGTTCTGTCTCCTTCGATCGCTGTTTTGATTGAGCTGGAGCCGGAGCCTGCTAGGTATGCATCGAGTTTGTCCTGGCCTGCCCTTTCGGAGAAGCGTTGAACGATCACATAAATATCTACGTTTGCCTGATCTAATCCTCGGGCATTGTCGATATCGAATGTGAGATCTAGTTGTCCTACGACCGCGCATGGCGGTGTTACTGGTTCTGGTATCAGGTCGTATACGCGTAGGCCTGTGATGGTCTGTAGCCGCGTTTTAAGGCCGTCGCGGACTTGACTTGGATTCATTTACTTGGCCAATCCGTTGTTCTTCTTAAATGGGCGCAGAAGGGTTTCAACGTCTGCGTCGAGCTTGGCGCTCAATCGGACGGTGCCTAAGTCCGGGCTTCCTGCAATTCCGAATGGCGATTGGCGTCTTGTAAATAGCCGAGCTGCCTGGATCAGGGTTGCCATGTTGACTTCGGCTGGCGTCGATGCCCAGCCCCAGATTCCGGTGATTCGGCAGGCTTGTGGTAAATAATAAGGCCAGACGTATCGGCCGATCGCAAGTATGCGGTTTACTGGCCAGCCGCGCTGGGGGTTATTTACTGGCTCGAGCATGTAGTCGCTGGTTGACCAGACGGTATCCCATGTCTGGTTGAAGTTGTCGTCCGTCGCCACTTCTGTGATCGTGTAGTTATCGTCCATATTCATCGTCCACGGATCAAGTGGTGTGTAATAACGGGCCACCGGTGCCGGGGTAGTTCCGTTTCGATAAAAGAAGCGGCCGGTGTAATCGTCGATCATTCTGCTTGTTGCTGTGATCGCTG